ATGTTTAAGGCACAGCAAAGAATACAATCTTTGTTTACAGACCAAGCTGCTGAGAATGCAGCACGACAGTTTAATGCAAGCAGTCAGGCACAGACTGATCAGTTCTTTGCTAACTTAGCAAATACAACATCTCAGTTTAATGCATCACAAACAAATGCCCAATCACAGTTTAATGCTGCCGAAGGTAATGCAGTACAAAAGTTTAATGCAGAATTAGACAATCAACGTGATCAGTTCAATGCACAGAACTCTATTGTGATTGCACAGAATAATGCACAGTGGCGTAGGGAGATTGCAACTGCAGACACAGTAGCTGTTAACAGAGCTAATGAGATAAATGCAAGAGCTATTTTAGATATGTCTGAGCAGTCTTATGCTAACTTGTGGCAGTACTATGCAGATAGTATGGAGTGGGCATGGAAGTCAGCAGAATCACAGCTAGACCGTATCAATGATTTAGCTGTTGTAGAGATTGATGCAAAGTCACGTGAACGAATAGCAGACGAACAAGCTAAATCTGCTGCAGGTGAAGCAGTAGGTGGACTAATTGGTACTCTTGGTAGTGCCTATATAACAAGAATGTTTTAATAGGATAATGTATAAATGACTAGACAATTAAATCCGGGTGTGTTAGCATATACTAATATAAACTCCGTTAAATTAGAAGAAGAAACAAAGCCTATGGGTTCAGGATTACTGTCTCCAAGATTACGAGAAGATAAATCCAGTAAAAACTTAGAACCATATGAAAGAGTTGCTACATATGTTATGGCAATACGAGAACAAAGAGAGGAGTTGAAGAATGGCTCTTCCTAATCCACAACCATCTTTTGATGCACCAATACCCGGTCAAGCTTTAGTAGCTGAACTAGGATCAAGACCTTGGCAACAGCCAGCCCAGTACAGTACTATTGAAGAGGCTGTTGACTTCTATATTGCAAAGATGTCCTCTGATGATGTGGCTGTACAGATAGAAGATATACTAGAAATGGGTGTATCTGTAGCTGATCTAGCACATGTTATACAACTCTCTAATGTCATGGAAGGTGTACACAGCATTGATGTAGGGGTAATGGCTACACCTGTACTTATAGAATTTATTATGCTTATAGGAGACAGTGCAAAGATAGATTATGAAACAGGTTTAGAAGATGAAAACAAAGCTATGAAGAAAGCACTTGTGAATAGAGCCATGAAACAGTTTAAAAAAGAGGCCGCTAAAAATTCGTTAGAACCAGAAGAAGAAGTAGTAGATGAAGTTAATATGGGAACTGAGGAAGAAAAAATTAACCAGTTAACTGGTCTTATGGCAAGGAGAATATAATGAGTTTTTTTAGAGGTGTTATAACTGGAGCAGCTAAAAGTGTTGATAAGAATATACAAGACCAGTTAAAATTTTTACGTGAGGAAACATCTAATGTAGCAAAAATTAGAGCTAATCGTGCTATAAGGGAACAGGATAAATACCAAGATGCGTTTGATGAAAATTTATCCGAAGTAAAAGATTTAAGTAGGAAAGTGGGAGGAACTGATCAGTTTCAATTTTTACTAGATAAGTATGGTGTTGCTGAAGCAAAGGTAATAGCTCAACAACTCTATGATTTATCACAAAAAGATCCTAGCTTTAATATATCAGAACAATTACAAATAGAAGAAAGAGAAGGTCCAAGTGTTTCAGCCCTTCAGCTTGCACGATTTATGACACCAAAAGCAAAAGTTCCCCCATCAGGTGGATATGGTGTAGGTACTGGTATGACACGATTGTTGGGTATTGATGCCGATGCTCAAGTTAAAGAACAATCCGATAGACTTATAAAAGCTGCAGGAATACCTACAAACGAAACAAAATATAGAATTAATGTTCCTAAGTCATTAGCAGGAGAAGGTGTACCAAGTTGGAGAATGATACGTTCTTCCAACCCATTACAGGATTATAATGAATTGGCATCATTAGCAGCAGACAAATTAAAAGATGGAAATGAAAAAGAAGCCAAGGCTATTAGGGCGTATGCTCAAACTAGATTAAATGCTTCTGATACATCTGTTAGAACTAATAAAGAATTTACATTTACACAGTATAATCAATACTTAGGTAATTTTATGAATGCTTTAAAAGATGATATGTTAGCACTTGAAGATAAAGGTAATTATCAAATATCTCCGACAGGAACTTTGTATGTAACTGGTGAGATAGATTCAAAACGAAAAGTTAAATTAAGACAGGCTGTTAATCAGTTAGCAAGAGTAGCTTCAAAAGCACAAGAAATTGGTATCAGTGCAACAGAAATTCACGATATGTCTTATGAAGCTTTAGAGCAAAATAAAAAATTATCATTAATAGATGGAGAATTAGTACTGGGAAATGAAAATGATCCGCTTTATAATCGTAAAGACTTTGGTTTACCTGAAATAAAAATAAAGGAGACTAAGATTGAGCCTGTGCCTATAGTGAACGGACAGATTTCAGATGCACAACTTATAGAACTACAAGATAATTATGATTTTCTTATATCAGAACAAGGTAAAAATCAGTATAATTTAGAATTAGGTGGCAGTCCAGTGAAACATCAACAAGCTATAGCAGCAGCACTAATTAAACTTAACGAAGCAAGAGAAAAATTTAATTTAGAACCAATAAAACCTGCAGGATAACATATGGCAACAACTTCTTATCATTTAAAAGATGAAATAAGTAAAGACGAATTACTTAACGATCCAAATTTTCAATTAGATGCAGCTATGTTTTTAATAGACAGAGGTGGGTATTCGGCTGCAGATGTGTCTACTAAAGAAGATATATATGATAATTATATGGAACATTTTCGTTCTCAAAACGTAAATGAGGTTACCGCTTTAAAAGATTTAACCTATGCCCAAGAAGCTGGAGAAGAAGACAAAGCTCAGTTTGGTAGACTTATGGATACCTACGATAAAATGGATTCTGACTTTGGGTTTAAGGCAGCAGGAGACTATCTTGAAGGAATATTTACTGCACCATCTACATATGCTGGTGCATTTTCTTTTGGTACAGCAAAGGTTGGAGCACTTGCAGCAAACCAAGGAATAAAACTAGGTGTTCGTCAAGCACTAAGAACAGGAATAGGTTCTGCTGTTGTTGAGGGTATTGCTGGGGGTGCAACTGTTGCTGCCCAAGAAGGAACACGTGTAGAGACAGGAATAAAAGAAGAGATGGACCTAGGAAATGTAGGTTTAGCTGCAGCTTTATCTGCAGGAACAGGTGGTGCTTTAGGTGGGTTTACAGGATACATGAGGGGGGTAAACAACCTAAAGGCTGATGAAATATTAAAATCAACTACCAAAGTTATGGATGATGCAACCTTAAAAGCACACTCTAAAGCCACCATTAAAACATTTAAAAACAAAAAGACTTCAGATACAGCAAAAACATTTCAAGACCAATTACTAGCGAATTTAGATGCTGAAACAAAAAAACTTGCTAAGTCTAAGAAAAAAGCATTAAGAGAAACTGTTCCAGCAGAGCTTGAAAAAGGTAAAAAACTACGTGAAGAGCTAAGTGATGGAGATCTTATACTGTCCATTGGAGCAAAAGAAATACAAAATATTGCTGCTGCTGCATCAGAAGTGTTTCATAAAATTGGACCTCATCCAACCTTAAAGAATCCAGCAGAAGAACGGTTTACATCAAGAGTAGCAAGAGGATTAACATCTGGAGTATTAGATGAAAATTCATTTGGTAAAATTTTAAATGATCATAATATAACTACAGAGCAACTTGGAGCATTATATGCTGCAGAACTTTCATCTTATGGTGTAGGTCTTAGATCAGGTAGGATGCTTAAAGATATTGGTAAAAAAGAAAACTACATAGAAATTGTAACAAGACTAAATGAAATAGATGAAGCAACTCAGAGTGTTGGAACTATAACCAGCAAGTCTAGAGAAGCGTTAGATGATTTACAAATTAAAGGTACTGGTGCTAAGATAGCTGGATTTTTTCAGCATTTAAATAAAGCACGTATTGGTGCAATGACAATACAACCTGCAACTACCATGAGAAACACAACAAACGGTTATCTTAGAAACTATGTTTATATGGTGGATAACTTTGGTGCATCTATGGTAGATTATGCAAAGGGCAACTTAGCACTATTAAGAAATCCAACTGATGCAATGGTTAAAAAACACTCAGAAGATCTTGTACGTAGAGCAAGAGCACAAGCTAGGACAGGGTTTCAGGCTCTACACTTTAAAGATCTAAAGATGGGAATAGAAAGTGCAAACACACAAGCACTGTTTAAATTACTTGGAGATAAAAAATTTGGGAACCAAGATATAGCAAAAAAGTTACTACGTCAAATGGCAGATATTGCTGATGTAACAGATCAAAGTGGTGGTTTAATTGGAGTATCCCGTAATTTAAATAAGCTTAATGCAATGTCTGATAATATGTTTAAGAGGGCTATATTTTCAAGAGAACTAGATAAAAATATTGGGATGAATCCTATCAGTATTAAAAGGTTTGAAACAGGTCCGGGTGGAGAACAGATAAGTACAGATATTGTACTGGATAGTCTTGACAAAGTGTTAAGAACAGGTAACTTTAGTAAGATAGATGCTAAAACTTTATCAGATTCTATGGCAGAAGCATTTGATTTTACATATCAAACAGGTAGTTTTAGAGGTAGAGAGGGAAGGTTTAATAAATTTGCTGACTTTTTTATTGATGTTTCCTCTAATAATCTTTTAGTATCTTCAGTAATACCTTTTCCTAAATACCTTATAAATCAGTTTAGATTTTTATATGAACATACTCCTGTTCTTGGTCTGTATAACTTAGGTGGCATATTAAACAAGCCCGGTGGAAAATTAGGACAAAGACAAAGAATTGATTTGTCATCAGATACATTAGGAAAACAATTAGGTGGTCTTGCTATGCTTGGTACATTTATGGCAGCAAGAGCTAACTTTGGTGATGAAACTACAGGTGCTTATGAATATTTAGATCCAACAAGTGGTGGCACATTTAATGCAGAAGCATTGATTGGTCCGTTTTCTGCACACGCTGCAATGGCAGACGCTTTATATAGAATGAATCCGGGTGGATGGCATGATAATGACAGGGTTGCAAATACAAAACCTGTTGATAGTAGACGTTTACTAAAGGCTCTTACAGGTGGTAATATACGGGCAGGAACTTCTCTTGATATGATGGAGGGTATGGTAGAAATTTTAAATAATGATATAGACTCAGGTAAAACCGAAGAAGAAATTCAAGATAACTTAGCCAAGTGGCTTGGTAATTATATAAATACTTTTACAGTAGGTGCTGGAACATTAAAAGACTTACAAGCTCAAATAGATCCTTCTGTAAGACAGCTTCCTGACAATACAGATGTAAATATGTGGCATTATTTCTTTAAACAAGCTGGTCGTTCTCTACCTACAATGGGAATAGACTATGGAAAAGTTCAAGACGGTGGAAGAGAACAGTTAGCATCTCCAACTAGAAGCACTGGTGTTAGAAAATTAAATCCTATACTAAAACAGCTAACTGGTTTAACACCACAGCAAGAAAAAACTGGTGTAGAAAGAGAACTTGCAAGATTACAATTTGATTATCAAGAGTTAAGTCCTCCAAGAATAAAATTTGATAAGCCTTTAAGTAATAAAGCAAGACAGAGGGTAGGTGAAGAAATAGAAAAACATATAGGTGCTTTTATGCTAAGTGATAAATACACTTCTATGCCTGATGCTATGAAAAGAGTACTACTTAAAGGAGAAATTAACGATATAAGAAGCAGGATGAAAGCTGAAGTATTAGATCCTTCTAATGTATCAACCGAAGAAGAAAGAGAAAGAAGAGCTAGAGCTAAGTTTCTTAATCTATCACGTGACGACAGAATATTAATTGAAAATGCTTATAGAACACAACAACTAAACGATGGTGTAGAAAAAGAAGACCTTAAAACAATAGCTGGTTCTGAAAACTGGAGCCTTGGTTTAGCTTATCAGCAATAGGTATGACCGTTGTTAGTGAATAGAAAAGGGGGCAGTTAAGCCCCCATTTTTTTATCTCTTGTCACCACTTCCACCTATGGTGTTGTTGTCCATCCTATCACGAAGCTTTGCCTGATTCATACTTGCAATCGTACCAAGTGATAGATTGAGATCCGTTGCAAGTGCAGCACAGTACCATAACACATCACCTATCTCACTGGCTATGTCCTGTCGCCAAGTGGGTGGCATGTTAGCCACACCATCCCTCATTAACTTCTTTACTTTATTTGCTACCTCTCCTGCCTCTCCTGCTAATCCCAATGCAGGATATGATATCTTATACTTGTCATCGTATATTGCTGACTTAGCTGACGATATTTGATATGAATTAAAGTTTGTCATGTTATATTTTTCCTTCAACCATTTCTCTGCCTCTTTCTCTAACTTGTTCATGCTTAGTAACTCTCTTTAAATTTTCACTAAACGCTTTATTAAAGCCTCTGTTCCACTCCCTAAATTGCATAGTGTCCATATGGAAAGGGTTGTTTACCCTACCTCTTTTAAAGTCTTCATAGCCTCTCTGAAATTGAACCTTCAGTGGGGCATCATATTTTCCAAGACCTCTTTCTTTTCGTGTCAACATACGTTTCATTTATGTCTCCTTTGATTTAAGTTTTCCTTTAAGTTCATCTGTCTTTGTATTCTGTATTGCCTGTACACATTGTGATATGTGACTTAGTATATTCAGTGAGTTACTACCAGTAGACAGAGTACGTACAACACCCATGATGTCTTCATCTTTCTCATCTATTTCATAATCTTTATCTTCTACAGTTATTTTCATTTGCTCTCCTTCTCTAATTGTTTCTCTAAATTAGCCATAGCTCTCCATGCTACTTGCGCCCAGTCTTCATCTAGTAAGTGTCTCATCAATGCATCCAACTCATCCTTAGACTTTGTCCTATCCCAGAATAAAGTCTCTGGTGTTTGTCCATGTTGTAGTCCACCTGTATATGATATCTTTGCTACTTGTGCAATAGCTCTAGGAAAGTATTTGATAAATCCTGTATATACAGGTATTGCTTTTCTTTCCTTACTATCAGTTGGTAATATCATGCCAATCTCCTTATGTTATGTCTACTATCTCACAAACATCACCTGAACAGGCTAGTGTCTGCATTGCTACTGTATTATCTTCTTCCTCATAACTAGACAGTAATGACCAGTCAATCTTCTCTGGAAGCTTCTTTGATAATGCCTGATATTCTTGCTTAGTGCAATCCTGATATGGTGCTTGTTGATAAGTATGATCAGAGTGTGGTAAAAATGACACACCTGACATTTCATCAAAATATTTATAGACAAACGCACCAACTTCCATCCACTCTGCATCACGTACTGTGATCGTAACAGATGGTTTATGTTCACAGAAATGTCTTTGGTACTCCAACCATATCTCTAGCTGATCTATAGCTGTCATATCATTACGAGTGACGGCAGCTTTGGGTGACTCAATAGGAAAACTAAACACAGTTGTAGTGTCAGGTTTCATAACACATGGTTCTGCAGGTACACCTTGATCAATCATAAACTGTGTCAGTGGGTCTTTGTTGTCACCTCTTACAGTTCGTATGTAATGTTTACTGTGCCTAGCATGTATACCACTTGCACTGTCTACGAGTTGTGACACAGTACCAGATGGTTTAACACAGGTGACAGCAGTAGATTGTTGTATGCCCAGCTTTTCAGCCCACTCTTTATTTGTATTGACAGCAATCATTCTAAGATGCTTGAGTGTTTGTTCAAGACCTTTGTTCTTATTGGTCATTAGAGGATTGTCCATTATACCTGTCAGTGACACACCAAGTAGACGCTCTTCCTCTGTATTATTCTGCCACACCTTACGTAAGTATGGAAACTTAGTAAACTGTGATTGTATCGTACCTAAGATAGTAGCAAGCTTTACCTTATTAGATAGACTCTTGATGTCATCTGTTGCTCGTACAACTACTTCTGTGAGGTTACAGAATTGATATGGTCGTAATATTATCTCAGAACAAGGGTTGCAAGCAAACTCCCAGTTAGGATCACGCCTACCATTCCTAGCTGCTTGCTTCTGTGCAGCTTGTCTGTTAAAGATACCACGCTCACCTGACTTAGACTCTACAAGTGCAGTCCACTCACGCAAGAATGTTTCCATATCAGGCTTCTCTGTGTAACAAACTGAGTTATTAGACAATGCTCTATGAGGTGCTGACTCCCACCAGTTACCAGACTTAGCATGACGCATACGATCATCAGAAAGATTAGACAAACTAATCATAGCTGACCTACGTACACCGCCCACAACAACAATCTCACCTATCTTACACATGATGTCGTGACACTCAATGCTTGACAGTTTACGATTCTGTGCTGACTTAAACGTGCCAACAACAAACATGAATAGATCTACAAGTGGAGCAGGACCAGAGGCTCTACCACCAAACGTCTTGAGCTTTGCACCTGCAGGACGTACCAATGACATATCCCACTTAGGTATCTCACCTGCCCATAGAAGTGCAAGCAGTTGACGTAGTGCCTTTGCCCATCCTTCTTTACTATCCTTTACCACAATCGTTGTATCACTATCAAATAGTGGTGGTATCTCAGGTAGCTTGGAAATAAATTGTCTCTCTACACTAAAGCCTACACCTGTGCCACACAGTAATACAAACATAGCTTCATCAAAACTCTTTGGATCGTCCACAGGTAGGTAACTACAGTTATATCCTGCTGTGTTATCACGATCAAGTGCAGGGCCAGCAGTCATCAATGCTCTCATAGATGGCATCACAGAAAGACTAGCAATAGCATCATACAATTTTTCTTTTGTATCAGTGTCTAACTCATAGCCTATCTTGTCAGCAATGTAATCAACATACCTGCCAACAGTTTCTCCCCAGTTCTCCCGTCTTTTTTCTTTATCTAACCATCGTGCGTAACGAGATGTGTGTATAAACGCTTGATAGTCTGTTGGTAAATAGTTGTTCATATGCTACTCCGCTATTATTCTAATTGTTTCTATTGTCATACCATCTATATCATAGATAAATTCATGTAATGCTTCTCTAATCTCTTCATCCACAAACCCATCAACAGGTATAGGGTAATCATCTTCATCTAAAGTTATACTTAAAAATACTTTTACTTTCATATCTATTCCTAATGAAACTTTAATTTAACTACGTTATCTGCTACAGTTTCTACTGTAGGTTTTTTCTTTACAGGCTCCATAGATTCTTGAGTATACTTATCTAGCATACTTCTAAACTTCTCACTCTGTTCCATTAAGGGTACTGCTGAACATATCATAGTTGATAAGTACATTAAGTGGGAGTAGTCTTCATCATCTAGAGTGTTATCATCTGTAGTAATAGTTCCTACTTTTAGTTCACCTGTCCACTTGTTATCTGCATCTAGTAGAGGTGATATTCTTACAATGAAATCGTTAGGTTCAAAGTCTATAAATATTTTATCATCCATGTTATGTTCTCCTTATTTTCTTTAATGGGAAAGGTATAACACTTTTATCACTTAATTGCCATAGTGTTTTTGTTTTTTTATTATTTTCTTTTAACCATTCTTGTGGAATAATTCTGTCATAATATAAAAAATTGTACTTTTCACACCAACTGGCATACGTACCCTTTGAACCCTTACTTAACTTACGTTTACTGCTCTCAAAAACAAAACGTATGTCAAGATTCTTATGTTGCTTTTTTATAGCCAAATGTTTGCGTCTATCTGATGCTACAAAACGACCTTTAGTTTCTATTATAATACCATTAGGCAGCAGGAAGTCTGGCGTATATGTTCTATACATCAGATCTTCCCACTCTATCTTAAAGCATTCGTATCTAAAGTCTTGGCCTAATTCTTTTAAGTAATCAGATACTTTAATCTCTAGACCACTACGATAACCATACTTTAAGGCAGCCTGAAACTGCTTTACATTACGCAATACCTGTCCTAAAAAGACTTTCATAAGGACTTCTGTAATTATATCCTAGTGATTTTAGTTCTTCTCGTACAAGTTTGTCTGCTTCATTTCGTTGTTCTATAGCAGAACGAAGACCAGCAGTCTTTTGTTCTCTATATTCTTTACGAAGTTCGTTGAGTTCACTTTGTTTTTCTTTTATCTCATCAACAAGAGCGTTTAAATTTTCTAACATACTATTTTCTCCTTTCATCTATAACAGTATTTTCTGATGGATCATAGTTCTTAAATAATTTCCAGTATGTCAACAGACTGTTGAACATCTGTAAGTGTTTAGGATGTGTACTCTTATCCCATCTGTGTGGAACTATTAACCCTGTATCCTTTCTGTCTACAAAAATGGATACTCTTTCTGGATCATCAAAGCCACAGCCTTCAGCGTAAGCTGATAACTGCATACCATGCTCATTAAACACAAGCTTAGATCCTTCTTTACCATCTAGGTTGTCTTTTGTTTTAAAGTCAACAAAGATTCCTGATTTAGAATACAAGTCTATCTTACCACCATAACCTGATTCGGCACAGAATGAATCTTCTGCTATCCACTTCTCATCAGGAAATGTTTTATCCAAGTATTCTTTTATTACTATATAAGGTTTTGTTTCCTTGCCACCTGCAAACCCCTGCTCAATCATAGCATGAATGGTTGTACCCATCTCTGCTGCTTGCTTACCTACACTCTTTGAATGCTCCTTACATCTGTAGAAGAACTGTGAGTCAGACTCATCCTTGTTCTTTTTTAATGTAAGTGCAGCCGTTATTGCTTGGTTTATCTTCCAATTCTCAAGGGGTGGCTTGGCTGCAACACCAAGGATAGTAGTAACAGATGGTACATAGCCATGCTTCCTAGCATCCTTTAAGTTGGTGTTACGCTCCTTACCATTAGAGCCTACAACTGTGTATGCAGCTTCTCCTGTCTTATCATACCAGTGTTCAGACTCTTTATCCATTATGCAAATTCCTCTGCTGTAATATCTATGAAGTCGTCAACAGTTTCCTTATCAACATCCTCATGCTTGTGCATATTCTCATCCCATGCATTTGTTATGTAACCATTGTAGTTAGATACCCATGCTAGAAAGTTTGCAAAAGTTTCCTGTGCATCATCATCCATCTCAAGAGTTTTTGTTAAGTCAAGTGTTACTGATGGTAGATAAAAACAATTACCATTAGGTAGCTTACGTTCTTCTGTAGCTAACTTTACATAGTGTTGGATCGGTAGTCGTTTCATCTTATTAAGTTTATTAAATACAACAGTACCAAAAGTTTTGAATGCATCTCTGTTTTCTACTTCCCATATAAATGGTGTAGATCCTATAGAAACTGAAGCACCTGTTTCATCAGTAGGATTATGTAGTTCTATTGTACCAAACAATACACGTACCCGTTTTATCTGTTTCAGTAGATCCTGCATCTTCTCAGGCAGTGCCTTGAAGTCCTGTATATACCCTGCAGGTTTACCACAGTTGAACCCACCGTCATTATCTTTAAGGTCAACATTCAAGTTGTCAGCCATAATAGTTTTAATGAACCTGTTAGGTGTAGTGTCTGTCTTCATTACAAACCTTTTATGCATAAACCTCTGCATGTAAGGTCTGATCGTTGCAGTCTCAGCATAGTATGTTGGACCATCTGGTATATCCAGTTTGTATGTACCACCACTTACTACTTCTACATTAACCATCTTGCCTTTTACTTCTGACTTACCCATGATAGGAGCATGGTTAATACGCACACGTGCCAGTGCGTCTGCCTTTTCTTTATTAGATCCTGTATCCATAACCATGCCCATAGCCTTTGCCATTGCTGCATAGTCCTTGGTATTTATATTTGCTACTTCATTCATTTTTTTCTCCTTTTATATTCCGTAAGGTTTTTAGTTATATCATGCCACATCTTTTGTGTCAAGCCAATTATCCCCTATTTTTGCTTCTAATAATAATGGCACGTTAAAGTCTATATTCCATCTACTATTTATTATATTTATTAAGTTATCGTTCGTTGCTTTTACTATTCTTATTACCTTCTCTGTCTCATCTGGATGTACATCAATAACAATACTATCGTGTACTGTATTTACTACACAACTTTGCATAGAGTTTTTTTCCAGTAGCTTATCTATGTATATCAGAGATATGGGTACGATGTCAGCAGTTGCAAAGGATTGAACAGGATAATTCTTTATCTGTGTGAAAAATGTCACACTTCCATTGCGTCTGCGTTGTACATCAGGCCAAGTAAACTCTCGTCCAGATGGTGTTTTAATTCTACCTGTACTTAATATTTCACTGGCTAATTTTTTATGCCATTCAGATATACCCTTGTACTTAGTAGTAAACTGTTTATAGTAAGCAGCTTCTGCTTCTGTCCTACCAAAACCACTTGCACCATACAAAGGAGCAAATGTGTGAGCCTTAGCATCCTGTCTAGACATCGGTTGTCCTGCATCTGATATAACTTTAGCTGTATAACTATGTACATCAAAACCTGTTGATACTTCTTCTATGGCTATCTTATCTTGACTAAGGAATGCAGCTACACGAAACTCTAGCTGTGCAAAGTCAGCTTCCATTATCTGACCACCTTCCCATCGTGATACAAATACTTTCTTTACTGGAAATGTACCACCACGTGGCATGTTTTGCATGTTAGGGTTAGCACCTGACAGCCTACCTGTACCTGTTCTATGCTGTAGTAACTGAACATGTAACATACCATCTGACTTAATGTGAGTAGATATACCCTCAACAAAGCTAGATAAATATGTATCTAGTGCTGACAATCTTCTAACACGTTGCAAAAATACAACAGCATCCTGAAAGTTACGTTCTCTGGCACTAGTCTCTAGCTTTATAAGGTTATCTTTACTAGTACTAAATCCATGTGCGCTTACCCAATCAGGGTTAGGAGCCATAAACTTTAGACCTGCTACATCCTTGGTGTTTGTAAACAAGTATCCTTCAGCCTTACACTCTAAGCACTTACTGGTATTTACAAAGGGCTTACCATTCTTTTTAGTTTTACGTACCTTACCTGTACCCTTACAAACAGTACACTGTCTTGCTTTCTGTTTATATAACACATCTGAGTTCTTCTTAACTACAGATCTAAATTGTGAGTCAGTAAACCTAGGCTCAAAAGAGTTAGCCCACATAGGTTTATCGTGTGGCTTTCTACTATAAATGATCCATGATAATTGTTCAGGACTATTCAGATTTATAGGTCTATCACCCATCAATTCATGCACCTGAGATTGTAGTTGGGTTAGTAGCTCTTGTTTTTCCTGTTCAAACTCCTTACGTACATCTTCTAGTGCATCGGTATTAACATTGAAACCTCTCTGGTATATACGTGCAAGCTGTACACATATCTGGTTCGTTAGTTTAACAGTAGACTCTAACCCCTTGTCTTCTTGGGTAAGTTTGTAGTCTATCTTCTTATATAACTCCATCGTAGCATGTAAATCTGCTGACAGATACTGTGATAACTCTGCATGAGGTATATCTCTTGTTGTATAGCCCTTATTAAAGTAATCTTTTAGTGTACCCATCTTCTGTGTATCACACTTGTATCTTTCGGCTAGATATTCAAGGCTTAAAGGTTCTTTCTGTCCTCTTTGTATAATGTATGCACCTAACATGGTATCAAATATTTCTCCAGTGTAGGTAAAACCTGATTCCCAGAGCCATGTTAAGTCATGCACTGCATTCTGCATCACCAAGAGGTGGGTATCATCCAGAGTTTTCTGGACAATACTTCCACCCTCAGTGGTAGGTTGTTGCTCACTGTGATCAAACGTAATAATATTTTCTCCAGAGTGATTTAACATGCCTACCATAGTCAATGAGTTTTCTGATTCAAATGGATCAAGCATAAGTTTATTGTTACGTTTAATTGTAGTATTTTCTACGTCTAAAACTGTTACAATATTCATTTCATTTCCTCTATCTTAACCACAATATAACTGTCAAGTATATCTCTCACCATTTGTGGACCATGTGCAAACAAAGTTATACTTTCGGTATCATGTTCTGCATTGATTTCATACTCAACGTAGTACTTAATCCTTGGTGCTTTTAACATCATTTAAACTCTCCTTATGTCTCTTTAAATATTTAACAGCTTTTCTAATTATTGTCAAGTCATCTTGAAATCCACCCAAGCCCCTGTTGCAATGTGAACACACCCAACCACGAAATGTATTGGTGTCATGGCAATGGTCTAAAACCCATGTACTCATATTAGATTTTCCATGTCTACTTAATTCTTCTACATCTCTACTACATATAGGACAACAATAATCTTCATCTGGATAAGGGTTTTCTTCTTTAAGCTTTTTAATAATCTTATTATGTCCAGCCTTACATGAGTTACATGTTCGTTTTATTTCTCCAGTAGTCTTACCTATAGTCGGTCTAGGTTTTGGAAAATTGTATAGAGGTTGACGCACATCACACTTTATACAAACAATAGAGTCCTCTTCTTCTACTTCCTTAGTTATTTCTTCTACTTTAAATAATTCTTGTTGCACTATACTTCATACCTTGCTGTCCTGTAGTTCAGTTCACAGTGAACAATACCATGCCACCCTGATAATTTATTCTTAACTACATTCAAATGTCGTTGGGTATCTTCTTCTTCCTGCCCTTCAACAGGTGGGTTCTTTGCTATGAGAATCATTAGGTCAGCCTCAGCAGCCTTACCGGTACGTGAGCCTTCCATCATAGCCTGATTCAATACTACTTTATTCTCTGCTTCAGCAGATAACTGTGACATATAAAAGATAGCACAACTATGTTGCTTAGCTATCTGTCGTGCATGTATAGCATTCGCCTTGAGTGCTTCATCAGGTCTGGCAAAGCCACCTGCCTTAGAAAACTTATCACCCATGTCTAGTATAACTATGTCTGGTTTGTAAGACTTACAGAGACTTTCTACCCAAGACATATCCCTACCAGTAGCATCTTTAACTTTTATGTTTTCACTTATGGGTGAGTATATATCTCTTGCTCTTGTCGGGTTAGCTTTAATCTCATGCATGTTCATACCTGTAGCTGCTGTTAGATATCTAGCACCTACACGATGTGGGCCTTCTTCATTGCATAGTATAATACACTTAGCACCCTGCTGTGCAAACCCATTTGGCCCTGCAACTAGACTGGCATGAAAGGATGTCTTACCTGTGTTGGGTCTAGCACCAACCTCAATCAAGTGTCCTTCATTTACACCTTCTAACTTACGTGTAAGAGTTGGTATGTTAAATGTCCACCTTGCTTCAAGATCATTCTTAGCAAGTAGTGTCTCAATGTCCATGTCATCCCATTCAATATTTAAGTCAGGTGTAAAGTCATCACCATACTGTTCTATTATGTTACGTATGGGTTCTAGGTTTGTCATTGTACCATTTACCATTTCAAACCCAAGATTAGCTACGTCTTCTCCTACTACCTGTTGAAATAACTTAGACAACACTTCCTGTGCTACATCATTACCCATAGGTGATTCTTTCTTTATCTGATTAAACAAAGAAGAGTATGCTTGTTTCTGTGCTGTCGTTAACTGAGCATTGTTAGACATAAACAGTGCCTCAATCTCAGCAGGTGTCACAGTACGTTCATACCTTTCCATTGCTAGATCTATAGACTTCTTAATCTTACGTACATCCTTACTGAACAAACGATCTGGACATTTTGCCCCTCTGTGATCGTCATAAAAACCTCTGTCCATAAGGCTACGTATTAATGATAGTTCCATGCTGTACTCCTAGTGTTGTTAATCTTTCAATGTCGTTCGGGTCTTTATACTTTAAGTCATCTTTTAGTTTTAAAGCCTGTACATTATTTACATGCCCTCTTAGTTCTTTTGTAAACTGTAGCGTCTTTGGTAGTGCGTCAGGGTCAAGAGCTACAATGGCTGTTGAGAACTGTGATAAGAACCTCTTGTGTCCTTCGGATAGGGATGTACCCAACACAGCGACCCCGACATATACATCACCACCTACAATAGCAGCACTTATACAGTCCTCAACAACTACAGCAACATTACCATTACCAAAACTATAAGGCAAGTCACTTTTACCATATCGTTTCCATTTTGGTAGTCTATGTGTGATACTTCTGCCACTAGCATCAACCATCACACCTGACTTAACCACAGGAAATACGACACGATTCTCCTTTACATCATACAACAAACCCAACTCATCGGGATCTAAGCTCCATTGAGAACAGAACGATTGTATAGCTACATTATCTTTTACTAACCACTCAGGTTTGCTAAAGGTTATACAACTATCTTCTGTTGTACTACTAATAGATTTACGTATGTCTTCACTATCTAACTGTACTTGTTTCTTTCCAGATAAGTTACAACTATTACTATAACAATTCCACAATATCATTCCCATGTTATTGGTCACTGTAAATGTTTTATACCTGTTACATGATGGACAATTCATTCTCTTAGTCTCACCATTTACAAGTGATAAATCATTTATAATATTAATTACATTCATAATGAATCACTTTCTGTGTTACTGCTTATAGCAGATTGTAAACTATTGGATCTCTGTGTCAATGCATTATTTGCACTATCGTATGTATGTTTCATGTATGGTTGCACAGAAGACACATGTGTATGCCCAGTCACAGACATTACTTGTAGAACTGGTACTCCTGCATCCACCATTTGTGTTACTCCTGTCCTTCTCAAGTCCATTAATCGTAGTGTCTCAGGTAGCCTAGCCTCACGCATGATAGCCCTTCCATTTTTAGATAGACGAGCCAAGGTGTATGGGTTAAACACACCCTGTATGGGCTTGGGATGAGGGGCTACGTACCTTTGAAAGCCAAAGTCTTTGTGCTGATCCTGTAACATGTCCATTAAGTCCTCTGATATGGGTAGAAATACCTCTGCTCTACGCTTACTTTGTTCAAGGTGTAGACGACAGGTATCCCAGTGTATGTTATCCCATTCTAGTGTTCTCATATCTCCTAATCGTTGACACCATTCGTATGCCATCTGTATGATTAGACCTATGTTTCTACTAGAAAAGTCAGCATATGCTACATCCAAAAAAGTTTTTACATTGTCCTCTGTCCAGACAACTGTTCTCTTTTTAGATGCCTTACGTTTGATACTAGAGAATGGATTAAGTATAGCTTGTTCCATGTCAATGGCATAATTAAATACTCTTGATGCACAGGTAGCTACATGGTTAGCATAACTTACACCCTGACCTAACCAAGTTTCGTAAGCACCCTTGGCTAGTTTAGTAGTGATGTTTTTATATTTAACTGTTGCAAATTTATCACACACTACATCTAGGAAGTATTTATAATCCACTTTAGTTTTATCACGTAACATACTGTAATCATTAGATAAATAATAATAATCAACCAAGTCTTTGAATGTACTTTTATTTGTGATCACTAATACCTGTGACTGTATGTCACGCCAGTTATCAATGGCTTCATTGTCCTTACGTACAAGTCTACGCACCTTTTGCAGGTCAGTGCCAAAAGATTTTCTGGTCACTACACCTGCCTCAACTAAATGTTTAGGTGGATTAAAACGATAATCACCATTGTCTTGTTTAACTACATATCTTGGTAGACTTGGCATTAAGCGTACTCTCTTAGGTTCTCTACGTTATCCCATAGAGGTGTACTAATCCACTTGGATACTTCTTGCTCACGTGCAAACATACTCACAGCCTGTGTATCATTACCTGTATTACGTAGGCTGAAACCATTACGCTCGTCAGCATAGGAAGCATAGTTAGTGAACGCACTATACAGTGCAAACTTATTGTGTCCTCTGACCCCTGCTTCTTGCATATACAACTCATACATCTTCTTAGCTTTACGCTCTGACTTGGTGATGTCCTCAAGCAATTTGTGTACACTTACATATGTCAGGTCAGTGTCTGCCCATGTCTGTAGTCTTTTACCCTGTAGGTTAAAGTCTGTCTTAGCTTTGGACAACTCATGCTGAAAGCCTGACAGTGTGAAGCCTGATGTATTCTTCTTACGTACCTTGTCGTAATCACCAGTGATCATACCATTAGTACAGA